AGAGTTAGAGATGAAGCATCACCAATACAACCAGGTGAATTTAAAGATGTAGATGCACCAGGTGGTAATTTACGAGAAGCTTTCTTTCCTTTACCATACAAAGAACCATCAGCAACATTGTTATCTTTAATGGGCATTGTTGTGCAAGCAGGTCAAAGATTTGCTGCAATATCAGAATTACAAACAGGTGAAGGAACACAAAATGCAGCTGTAGGAACAACGATTGCTCTACTTGAAAGAGGATCTAAAGTTATGTCTGCTATTCACAAAAGATTGTATGGTTCTATGAAAAAAGAATTTAAACTATTATCAGCTGTAATCTCAACATATTTACCACCAGAATATCCATATGATGTTGTAGGTGCATCTAGATTAATTAAACAATCAGACTTTGACGCAAGAGTAGATGTTCTACCAGTAGCAGATCCAAATATTTTTTCTATGTCACAAAGAATTACACTTGCACAAACTCAATTACAATTAGCTACATCAAATCCACAGATACATAATTTATATTCTGCATATAGAGGTATGTATGAAGCGATTGGTATAAAAAATATTGATCAAGTTTTACCACCACCAAGACCTGTAGCACCCATGGATCCAAGTATGGAGCATATTATGGCTCTTGCAGGTAAACCTTTTCAAGCTTTTCCTGGTCAAGATCATAGAGCACACATAACTGCACACTTAAATTTTATGTCAACAAACATGGTTAGAAATAATCCTGTGGTAATGGCTGCAATACAAAAAAATATTCTTGAACACATAAGTTTAATGGCACAAGAACAAGTACAATTAGAGTTCAGAGAACAATTAGCACAGCTACAATTGTTACAACAACAAGCTCCGGTCAATCCACAATCTGCACAACAACTACAAATGATTACTCAACAGATAGAATCTAGAAAAGCAGTGTTAATTGCAGAGATGACACAAGAATTTATGATGGAAGAGAAGAAAATTACATCACAATTTGATTCTGATCCTCTTTTAAAACTAAAAGCAAGAGAGGTTGACTTACGTGCAATGGAAAATGAACGTAAAAAAGAGGCAGATGAGAAAAAAGCAGAGCTTGATAGAGCAAAACTAATGCAAGCAAGAGACATTGTTGATGAAAAAATGGATCAAAACGAAAAATTAGCTAAATTAAGAGCTGGAGTATCGCTTGCAAAGGCTGATAAACCAGGTATAACTGCTATACAGGTCGAAGATTAATGCCACTAAACGAAAAAGGCCGTAAAATCATGAAGTCCATGAAAAAACAATACGGAAAAAAACGTGGCGAAACAGTTTTTTACGCTTCTAAAAACAAAGGCGTAATAAAAGGTGTTGAGAAGAAGAAAAAAAGGAGCAAAAATGCAAAAACTTGATAAAATAAAAGAAGTTAAGGTTGCAGAGCAAAGTGTTGAAGTAGATCCTAGATCTAAAACAACTGCAGATGGAGCTTTTAACTTAATTGCTACAGGAAAACCTGAAATGCCAGTAGGTGGTCAGAAAAGAATGTTAGCAGAGAAAAAAAGAAACTCTAAAGCGTACTAATTATGTGGTTATCGGCGATTAAATTAGCCGTCTCTGCAGGAAGTAAGATTTACGCTAATAAGCAGAAGACGAAAATGGCAATGTCAGATGCACAACTCATGCATGCCGAGCGCATGGCTCGTGGTGATGAAGCTTACCAGGGAAAATTGTTAGAGGCTAGACAATCAGACTGGAAAGACGAGGCAGTTTTGATAATTCTTAGTTTGCCCGTAGTGGTGCTCGCATGGGCAGTCATATCGGATGATCCAAGTGCGATGGACAAGGTAAAATTATTCTTCGAAATGTTTTCGCAGCTCCCTTCATGGTTTACCAATCTTTGGATCTTGGTTGTCGCTAGTATTTATGGTATAAAAGGAACACAAATTTTTAGAAATGGAGGAAAAAAATAATGGCTGTAGGATTTCTTAAAAAAGTAGCTCAAGGAATTTTTAAAAAAACTGATAAAAGTCCTTTCGTAAAAGATAAACAAGGAACTATTGTTGGAACTAAAATGATGCAAAAGGGTGTTTTAAAAGGCACTACTACTAAAGAAAATAAAGTCTTTGGTAAAACTATGAAAGATAGATATAGATCCGTTAAGACAAATGAATCTGTTAAGAGAATAAAAAAATTTGAAGACACTCAAAAAAAAATAGCAGAAGGTAAAAAAGCTATAAAAGAAAGAGAAAAGTTAGTAGATACTAAACAAGCTGTTAAACAAAAATTTTTTAAACACTCAAAACCTATATACAGTCCAAATTTTACTAAACAAAAAGAACTTAAGAAAAAAGGTGGTAGAGTTGGTTTTAAAGGTGGAAAACTTGTAGGCGGTCAAAAGAAAATTGATGTAGCTGCACCATTTGGAAAAATCACTGGTCAAGATTTTAAAAAATTAAGAAACAAAAAGAAGGTCATATAATGGCAAAACTTTGTCCTAGAGGAAAAGCAGCAGCAAAAAGAAAATTCAAGGTGTATCCGTCAGCATATGCTAACGCCTACGCTAGTAAGATCTGTGCAGGTAAAATTAAAGATCCATCTGGTGTAAAAAGAAAAGATTTTAGAGGACCTAAACCATCTAAAGCAATGGGTGGTAGAATATACAAATCAGGTGGCGGAGTTGCAGAAGCAGCTGCAAAATTAAGAGCACAAGGTTTAAAAAATGGTGGAGTCGCTAGAGGTTGTGGCGCTATCATGAGTGATAGAAGAAAGAAAACAAAAATAGTTTAAAATGGCCGGTTTAAAAACATGGTTCGATCAAAAATGGGTAGATATTGGGAGCAAGCGAAAGGATGGTTCTTTCGCAAAGTGTGGTCGTTCAAAACAAAAGAAGGATGCGAAACGAAAGTATCCAAAATGCGTTCCACTTGCCAAAGCCACACGGATGACCGACTCGCAAAGGGCGAGTGCTGTCAGACGAAAAAGAGCAGCTGGTAATACAGGACCAAAACCAACTAACGTAAAAACATTTGCTAAAAGAAAAAAAATGGGCTTTGGAGGTATGGTATGAGACGACAAGATAAAATGCCTGCCAGAAATAAAAAGAACTTCAGATCTACAAAGTCTGGAGCAGGCATGACAGAAGCTGGGGTCAAAGCCTATAGAAGAATGAATCTCGGCTCTAAACTAAAAACAGCCGTGACTGGAAAAGTGAAGCCAGGATCAAAAGCTGCTAAACGTAGAAAATCATTCTGCGCAAGATCACTAGGACAAATGAAAAAATTTCCTAAAGCAGCAAAAGATCCTAATTCTAGACTACGTCAGGCTAGAAGAAGATGGAAATGTTAAAAAAAAGTAATAAAATAGCAAAGGACCTTTTTACAAAAAAATATAAACAAAGAATTATAAAATCTAAAAAAGGAAAAGGTAGTTTTAAAAGGAGGAAGAAATAAAAATGTTAAAAAAGAAAAAAATAATTAAAAAAGTAATTAAAGGTTTGAAAAAAGCATCTAAAACACATGCTGGTCAAGCCAAAGCTTTAAAAGGAGTTATCGGTGCGAAAAAAAAGAGATCCTAAAGTAGGCACTGGTAAAAAACCAAAAGGATCAGGTAGGAGGTTATACACAGATGAAAATCCAAAAGATACTGTCAGAATTAAATTTGCGACTCCGAGTGATGCTCGCAGGACAGTCGCGAAGGTTAAAAAGATTAATAAGACGTTTGCGAGGAAAATTCAAATTCTCACGGTAGGAGAACAAAGAGCAAAAGTGATGGGTAAATCACAAGTAGCTAGCATATTTAAAAAAGGTAAAGAAGCTATTAGAAAAAAAAGAAAGATAATATAATGCAATTAGAACAAGTAATAACAAGATTATTAAGACATTTAAATAAAAGAATCGACGAGTTATCCCTTGCTGTTACGTCAGGAGGTATTGACAGCATGACAAAATATAACTATATAATAGGACAGATAACAGCCCTAGAGGCAACTAAACAGGAACTCTCTAACCTGCTAGAAGATAAGGAGCAAAATGGAACAGTCATCGACATCAACAATAAAACTACCGAATAAAGAACTGGTAGGAATCAAAAAAGAAAAAGATTTAACCAAACAAGATTCAGAAAAACTACCACAACCAACTGGTTGGAGGTTATTAGTTTTACCTTTCAAAATGAAAGAAAAAACTAAAGGTGGGTTAGTGCTCGCCGAATCAACTTTAGAGAGACAACAAGTTGGATCACAATGTGGATTAGTTTTAAGAATGGGTCCGGATTGCTACAAGGACAAGGAAAGATATCCTAAAGGTCCTTGGTGCAAAGAAGGGGAATGGGTAATGTTTGCCCGTTATGCCGGATCAAGAATAAAAATAGAGGGTGGAGAGATACGTCTGCTAAACGACGATGAAGTTTTAGCAACCATCAAGAATCCAGAGGATATCTTGCATGAATTTTAAACATAGAAGGAGAATACTATGCCAAAAGACGAAAAAATGGTTGATCTCGACACTTCAGGTGAAGGCGCCGAAATTAATCTAGAGGAAAAGGAGACAACAAATGAAGAAGTTGTTGAGGACAATAGTAAGTCCAATGACACACCTGCGGAATCTGGTGAGCAGTTGGATGCACAAGAAAACACGAAACAAGAAGAAGTAAAAGAAGAATCAAAAAAAGAAGACGAAAAACTTGAAGATTATAGTAAAGGTGTTCAGTCAAGGATTGCAAAACTTACACGTAAAATGCGTGAAGCTGAAAGGCAAAGAGATGCAGCCACTGAATATGCAAAATCAGTTGAAGAAAAAAGAAAAGCTTTGGAAACAAGGTTTGAAAAAACTGATGCTGACTATATCAAAAAGTTTGAAACGAGTATTAGCACTGGTTTAGAAGCAGCACAAAAAGAATTAGCTGCTGCTATTGAAGCAGGTGATGCTCAAGCACAAGTTGAAGCTAATAAGAGAATAGCTACGCTTGCTTTTGAAAATGCTAAACTAGAACAGAGTAAATCTGCAAGAGAAACGGTTACTAAACCAGCAGATGTTGCAGTTCCAGAACAACCTAGAACTCAAATGCAAGAACCTAGCGATCCTAGAGCTGAAGACTGGGCTTCAAAAAATCCATGGTTTGGTCAAGACCGAGCTATGACTTACACAGCGTTCGAAATTCATAAAGACTTAACGGAAAAAGAAGGTTTTGACCCACAGTCTGATGAATATTATGCAGAAGTGGATAAAAGAATCCGTGTTGACTTTCCGCATAAATTTGCTACAAGTAATAATAAGCAAACGGCCGAACCCGTTCAGACGGTGGCTTCAGCGCAAACACGGTCAAAATCTGAAAGACCAAAAGTGTGGGTTCCACCTTCATCTCTAGATGCACCCCCTGCACCTGATGGATACAGGTACAGATGGATAAGAGCAGAGAGTGTTGGTTTCCAAGATACCAAGAACATATCTTCAAGATTAAGAGAAGGTTATGAACTTGTAAGATCAGAAGAAATCGAAAACGCATCTGACTATCCGGTCGTCGAAGACGGCAAATACAAGGGGATCGTTGGGGTTGGAGGCCTTCTACTTGCGAAGGTACCAGTAGAGATCGCGAAGCAGAGACAAGAATACATGGCTAGACGCCATAGTGAACGAAGCGAAGCAGTAGAAAACGATCTTATGCGGGAGCAGGATAAGAGGATGCCAATCAATGTTGAGAGGCAATCTCGTGTAACCTTCGGTGGTACAAAGAAATAATTATTTCTCGGGTTAA